GAGAACAAGCAAGGAGCAAAGTCAACCGATAGATTCTTGTCTACATCACAATTGTAATTGTTCTTTCCTTTAGCCAATACAATATCATTGAAGAGTTCTTTGTATTGATCTTGCAAAGATCGGGTGACTGTTAAAATGTAACTTCCATACGAAGGCTTATCATTAAAATCTTCTTCGTAAAGATAACCTCCATTACGATCTCTTTTATATATACCGTAATTTTCTAAAATAGATTTACGGTCTTGATCTACATTCTTTGTAGAAGCTGCAACTGCAACTCCTATATGTGATTTACCAGATCCTGTAGGAAGACATGCAATGACATATTTCTTACCTGCCGAAAATGCTTTATCTATTTTCTCCAAGGCTTCCTCCTGTTGAGGTCTCGGAGTTCCTGAAAAGGTTTCTAGATATTTAGAGCTTAGTAATTTCTGCACTCTTTATTATATCAAAGTTAATTGCTTTTCTCACGCAAGAACACACTGCATATGTATAATTTTGTGTATCCCTGCCTAAATGACCCCTGCCTTGACATTTATTACAATTTGACTTAGGCATCTTGAGAAGAGGTAATTGGCCTATATCTAATAAAGGTACGTCTGATTCTAAAACCTCATAGTAGGTTGCGGAAAAGACACTGTATACTAATATTTTATTCATTGGAAGCGTTAATAGTTAAAATGGAATCCCAAAATTTATTGTTAGATGTTTTACTTGGATATACTCGAAGATAATTTTCTATCTCTGGTGCATGTTTGGCTAATGTTTTGACTCTGTAATCAAAATATATTAAATCATCTTCTTCATGGATTTCAACTCCATAAGGAATAGGAATTTCAATTTTTTCTCTTTCCTTACGAAGTGTATCCATTATAAACATTATATAAAAATTCTTTTGATAAAAAAGAATAAGTTTTCCTTGTTTATAAATTTTATTGCCAAATTCTAAAGACACTTTTTTCTGTAAAAGAAATTTACAAGCTTCCTCTATAATTGTTCCGTTGATACTCATTTTATTTGTCCATAAATGCTGCTTTCTGAGCTGCATCCATATTTCCTATTGTTTTATTAAAATATTCCCAAAATTTTTCTGGTGGTTTAGATGGTACAACTGACACTACTTCGCAATTAGTTACAGGCACCATTCTCCAATCTTGGAAAAAAATATCCCATACAGTTAAAAGACCTTTTGAAACAGCATTATAAGCTGGACTCTGTGTTGGTTGTTTAAAATTTAAAATTTCTCTTCCTAATTTTGAATCTAATATTCCACGATCAAGTGTTGCTAACATTCTTCTAGTGGCTGGTCTACCTGCTACTTTCATTCGTCGTACAAATTTAATTTCTACGACGTTTGATTCTAACAGGCTTTTTAAACCACCAAGAGAAAGCTTCACTTAGTTTTCTTGCTCTTTTTAGGTTCGCAAACACCAAAGATGCGAGCTTCGTTCAAGAAAACAATGTGCTTCAGATCATTTATACTTGAAACCTGAATACCCTTATCATTAGGGAATACTACATTATCTCCTTCCTTTACAGTTTTACAATTAGGACCAGCGAGGACTACTCTACCGATTCTCCAAACATGGTTGACGGCATTGATAGGCAACCAAATACCATTGCGATTTACTTCTGTACCGTCTTCATTAAGGTCTATGTATTGAACCATAATGATATCATCCATGACTTTGGTTAAAGTCCAATCATCTAATTCTAAAGAATTACTTTTGTAATTTTCTATTTGAACCAATCCGTGGATTCTATCTTCTTGTTGAGGTCTAGCAATTGTCATATATTAAAGTTATTTAAGTTTTCCATTCAATTCTGCAAGGGTTTTATTGTAGAATTCTATTTCTTTAGTTGAACATTCCATAGAAGTTGCTGTATCTGTAACATCTTCATTATTATATTCCTTGCCTGATTTCTTAATATAAGAAATCTTTTTAATGGTTTTGGGTAATACTAAATAAAAGAATTTATATATAGAATGATTGTCTTTAGCTAATTCAGTTTTATTGATCCATCTATTAGAAGTAGCATTTACAATTTGAGCTATAGAAGGGTCTGTCATAGATAGCCATCTATTGATAAGGAAAGATCCTGGTAAATTTAAATCTGTAGGAAGCTTTCCCTTCTTTTTGAGAATCCAATCTAATAGAGGAAATAATCCATCTATAGTATTTTTCTTAACCATTAAATGATTACCTTTGTAGTAGCAACAAAACAATCTTTAATAGTCTCTTGAAAAATTGCCTTAATTCTATTCGTAAGATAAGAAGCATTTGCATCATCCAACAAAAGAGAAAAGGCAAAAGAAGGAGCTTTGGGACCAGCTTTTATATTCAAGCCTAGATGACCAATAGCTACATTACCATCAATAACCTTAGTAATGCTAACACTAGCCTTTCCATATTCCTCATCTCCGGGTTTACGGATCATAATATCATCTCCATCTACTTTAACTTCAAATTTACCGTAATATCCGTTGGCTAATTCATCTCCAATATAACGTGCAAAGAGTCTTTGAAAGAAGACTGCACCAATAGGACAAATATTAGGAATCTCCCAACAGAAATTTAAAGCATCTTCTGAATAGATATAATCATTATTTAATTTATCTTCTAGATCAATTAAATTATCTGTAACATCCATGTTGCCACGGAATGCAATAATAACACCAAGAGGATCATAATCCTTCTTAAAGTATTCATAACCAAATCTCTTGTGAATCAAATCGCCATTATAATCTTGTTTAAAGTAACTCATGTCTTATATAATAAAATACTTCTGTCTCTTATTCAACCTGTTATTCTCATTTATATCAACAAATGAGATTTCATTAAATTCTTTTGTGTATATAGCTCCTTGTGGCATTAAATTTTTATGTTCTTCGTCATTAACAGAAGAAAAAGAAGTCTTTTGATCATTCCAATAAACCGTATTATCACTTCTTGAAACAAAGGTGACTTTTTCATTTACATCATATAACCAGATACCGTAAGTTCCGTCTATTTCAAGCAACGTCAATTCAAATGCTCTTAGCTTATTATTATTTCTTTTAACATAATAATCATAAAGATAAGGTATCCATTGACTATCTACATCAAATTTTGTTCTATATTCATTTTCTAATTCTAAAGTATTAGAAATAATTCCGTTATGTGCTGCAATAGCAACGCCATATGAGAAAGGATGGCATCCTACTAATCCCTTTCCATTTTCATCAGTAGTAGGTGCTCTGTTGTGGCCAAGATAATAATTTTTCTGAGCTATAGGATAATAAGATATCTCTTCTGAAGTTTTCTTTATCTCATATTCATCAATATCTGTTAATAAAAAACCAGTGCTATAACTTCCTCTAGATTGGTTTAATTTGTAAAGCCGATAAAATTCAGCGTAATTTAAATTTCCATATATTCCACACATTTATTGATTATACTTTAAGTTGAATCTAGCGGCACTGGAATTCCACTCTGGAGTATTCATACTGTCTCCTAAACCAAAGTGAACTACTTTAATAGGTGCTACACCCATTTTTAATTTATTATTATTAGCTCTCAAACAAAATGAAATGTCATAATGATGAAAATCAAAATCTTCATCAAATGTAGTGTTGGTAGATAATGCTTTATCTACATCAACTGCTATAAAAAGACCATCTAATACAAGAGTTCTCGAATCTGTAGGTCCGAAAACCGTGGTCCATGTTTTACCTTCATAAGCATGTGCTACTTCGCCTACTATATCTTCTTTATTAGACATTAAATGCCAAGCTGGAGGGCGAGATCTGTCTATTTTTTTAGACCCGGCTAATCCTACTATGTCATATTTTTCAAAAGCTATATCTAATTTTTCTTGCCAAAAAAGATCTTCAATTAATACATCATCATGTATGAAGATAATTTTTTTGCCTTTATGGTCTTCTGTAAGAAATTTGTTATAAACCTTTGAAAGACCTTCTTTGTTACTATAAACAATTGTATAATTTTTATAAGCAAATTTGTCTAAAAATAAATTAAATTGACTTTTCTCAAATTTATATTGAGAAAGAGGTGTAGCACAAACAAAGTGATAATGATTTACAGGACTTGGCAATTGTAATTTTTCCATGGGATTTTATCTGATATTACATATTCTTTAGGATCAATATATCCAGCTTCTAAAAACCCTTGAATGCGTGAAGCACAAGACGAACAAGTGCCACAAGATATTTCTTCTCCTTTGTAACATGTATGTGTATTTTTAAAATCTACACCGTTTGCTATTCCATCTTTAATAATATCTGCTTTAGAAAAGGTAATATAAGGAGCTACTATCCCAATCTGGTGTTCTCTATTAAGAGAAATGGTCTGGTTAATATTTTTTAAGAAATCTAATGAACAATCCCAATGACCACTATGAGTGTCTACTTCCGCTGCACCGTAATAAACCTTGCCCGCTCCTGCTGATTCTGCAGCTGCTGTGGCTATAGATAAAAACATCATATTCCTGTTAGGGACATATGTTGGTGGTTGAGCATGACCTGCTATATCTTTAATGTTGGGAATTTCTTTATTGTAATCTAATAAAGCCGATGAAGATGCTATATCCTTAAAGAATGATATATCTAATACCTTGTGAGGTATATTTAATTTAATACAATTATCTATAGCTCTTTCTATTTCTATAGAATGTCTTTGACCATAGTTAAAGATTAAGGCTAATGTATCTGATTCTTTATTAATTCTATACAATAAACAGGTAGAATCTAGTCCACCACTATAAATTACAATTGATTTAGGTTTTTTGACATCCATAAGGTAAATATAGTATATATTCTAATGAAGAACACCAAGAAAGTCAAATTTAAATTAAAAAAGAAATACGGAGTAAAGACCACCGTACCATCTAAAAATCCTAAAGTTGAAAAAGAAGTCAAGAGAATTTTAGATAGCAATTATAGACCTATGTGTAATTGTGGGGGTAATTGTGTTGGTGAGTGTAATGCTTGGTATAATGAAAATACTGATATACCTTTCATTAGTAGATTTTTAGGAGCTTTAATTGCTGAAGCCGAAGAGCCAGAACAAATTAAAGATGAAGAAGAAGTTTCATCGGAGGTAAAGTCACCGGATGATTTTTCTCCAGAAGCTAATAAAAAAGATTTTGAAAAAGCTCTTGAGCCAGAAACCCCAAAGGATGCTTATGAGGTACAGGGTGTACCACCAGAGGTTGCAACTAAGAATATAGAAGAGATTGAAAAATGGTCTCACAAATTAGATGAATTTACAGCTATGTTAAATGATCCTAATATAGAATCATTGCATAAATTTTTATCAGACAATGATAAAGCTGGAAGCTTACTTCGTGGTATCATGCGTAAGTCTTCTGATAATATTACTCGTACAACAGGTGAATTAGATAAATTGAAGGAAGTATTAAATTCCTTTATTATTACAGCTCCTAAGAAATTAAGAGACACAGAGCAATCATTAACTTCCTAAGAATATAAATTTTGTAAAATAAATTTATAATCTATTTCGTCTAACTTTTCTTTAACACACCATTCATTAAAGTCTTTATATGGTTTATCAATAGGCCATTTAAAGACTTTTTGTTTATTAGAAATAAGCTTAAAGATATTTTCTTTTGCTGCTTCATCAAAGCGAGGATTGTCTAGTACCCATATCTTTTCATAAAACGGAAATTCTACTAATTGTTTTTCTTGTTCTCCAGTTAATACTAATCCTGCTACGGATATTCCATTTTTAACAAACATTGCATCCATAGGACCTTCAAACAAAAACAAATAATCTAAAGATGTGTCTATTCTATCTATACCAAAAACTGTTTTGTCATATCCAACTTTATTAAGATATCTAGGTTCTGTGCCGTCTAAAGATCTTGTTTGATAAAATACTATTTTCTTATCACTATCATAATAAGGAATACAAAACCTGTTCTTGTGAAAATGATCTGTAAGGCTTATATAATAGGATGAACTTTTATTAACTGCTGTATCTAATCTTCTTTCTGTAATATATTCTAATGCTTTTTGAAAATAAACATTAGTCCCATAATATTGTTTTTGTAACGGATCACTAATATTAATAGAATCTAAAGGTAAAGATGATAAGGGTTTCTTTTTAATCTTATTGTTATATTTTAAGTTATCTGTAATATCAAAAGAAGTATTACCGCTTAATACTTCTGCTTCTATCTCCTCCCTAGACATACCAGATACAGCTTCTATCCAAGCCAGAGCATGCCAGGATCTACTACAATTAAAACAATAAAAGGTGTTACTCGTAGGATAATAGTAAAGTCTTTTTTTCTTTAAAAAGCTTTTGCCTTCTCTACATATAGGACAAGAAGCATAGTAAGTGCTTGTAAATTTATTATAAGCAGGAGCACCTGAATAGGTGTAAAACTTATTTAAAATATAACTACCAGGCAATTGTCTCACCTATATAGTATATTATAAATTACCGGAAATATCAATCTCCGTAGTTGTAGTTATCTGAAGAATAATCTGATGAAAGATATTCGCGATAAGCAGCTTCTACATCAGGATCATATTCTAATGCTGCTGCTCTTGCTAATTCCTTATCATGTTCTTTGTCGCCGGTTTCAATTGGTTCTTCGTCTGTATCCAAGATAGCTGCACCGGTTTCTTCTTTAGGAACTAATGTATCACCTTGTTTTTCAATTAGATTCTTAGAAATAAGTTCTTTAATAACATCTTCTGCTTCGTTTTCTTCTTTAGCAAAAGAACCTGTAATATACTTTACAACATCTGCATATTCAGATGGCTCGTCTGCTTGGCGAACATATTCTAAAGTTTTTTCTGCAACATCTGAAAGTTCTTCTTCATCATTGGAAGCGACTTTATTTACTTGAGGTTTTTCTTCTGCTGGTGCTTCTACGGTTTTAATTAATCCAAAAGATGGATCTGTTAAAAGATTAGCTGTAACTCTTGTCATCTTTTGAACAAGATCTTTGCGAGTAGGAACTCCTTCTCTTACTTTACTTTCAATCTGTGCCCAAAGTTCTGTATAAGAACGTGGAGGATATTCTGTTAAATCCTCTGCTAAATTATTTAAAATTTCTCTTATCTTATCTTGTGGTAAATTACCAAGCCATTTCTTGGTTGACCATGCTTCAATAAGTTCATTCATGTCTCCGCCTTTTAATTTATCAGCAAAAGCAGAAGCATCTAATTCGATGTTAGAAAATTGAGCAGATTTAGGAATACGACCCTCATTCAGATCAACTAACATATTTTCTACGAGAAAGTTAAATTTAGACATTTCTTTTACTTACCAATTAAGCGGGCTTAATTAGAGTATCTTCTTCACCATACTGCTTACCCTCTTTGGTTATATAAAGACTAGTAAGAGCTATACGTTCTTCTGGACTACCGTAAATGTCAATAATAGGAGCTGAATCACCTTTCTTAAAGATTCTACCATCTCCCTGAAAGAATGATTGCTGGAACACTTTAAAGATATTATCTATTTCTTCTCTAAACAAAGGATCTGTATTTCTTAATCCATCTTCAACTAATTCAACTGGTGCTGCTTTAGTTAAAGGTATGTAAAAGATAATATCAAACATGCTTAGTGTTTCTCTAACAATAATGCGAGATTCATCTAAAAACTTGTCTGAAACTTTTCCATTAAGATTTAACCAAGAAGAATATGCTAGATTGTCTAATACGCATCTATCAAATATAACATTATCACTTTTAGAATATTCTTGAGCCTGATCAATAAGATGATCTAATATAATTTTTTGAGACTCTTCATTGCCTTCATTGCTGTGAGGAAGGTTTTTTTCTTTAATTACATCTCTATAAGATTTTTGAGGGGTTTCATACATTGGCCAAGTCTTTAAAAAATCTTGGATATATGTGCTTTTACCTACACACTGGGTTCCAGATACGCATATTTTCATAAATTAGGTTTATTATCTAATAGTTCAGGAAAATAATCAAGTATTTTATTTGTGGTTGAATCAAGATATTCTTCTTCAAAAGCATAAATTTCTTTTAGAGGGATATTACTGGCTAATTTTCTTAAGTTTATAGCAAGGTCAACTATTTGTTCAATGTCTTTCTTATACCAGGCACTATTTACATCAACAGAACCAGCATAAAGCAAAGCTTCTATAATCAATTTAATTTGATTATGAGTTAAATTATTAAGGTTGTAAACCTCTTCTTTCATACCCTACTTTACCACAATAGGGTTTTAATGCACTATTTTAGGTAGGCATGTCTACCAAAGCTATTAATTCTTCTAATAATCTTTGAGCTTCACCTACATTAGTTAAATCAATTGGGTTAAGTTGAGCAATTTCATTAATAATAGTACGAGCTGAGGGGTTAGACTCTTCTAAATGTGTTTTGTCTATGAATAAAGCTGTTTTGGCTAATCCGACTAATTGAACCTTTAAAGCAACATCTTCTTCTTTTGGTAATTTTGAATCTTCTTTGTTGGAAACATCTACAGGAGCTGGTGTTTTGGGTGTTTCTGGAGTTTCAGTTGGTGTTTCTACTTCCTCAGCTTCATTTAATAAAGGATAAGTATTTTTTACTAAGTCTAAAAATTTGCTCATAATATAATTTATTTAGGGTAAAAGAAACCTTCTTTTAAAGTATTTTATATAATAGGTGAAAGTTGATAGTAAGTAAACTATAATAAATAGATAATAATATCATGCCAGATCTTCTTCCCACAGCTAATAGAGTGCCAGACGCAAGTAGAAATTTTGTTAGTTCTATCCTACAAAGACTTCCTTATGTAGCTGGAGCTGTAAATGCTGATGTAGGTAATCCTAAATACGAACTCTTTGATCGTTTATCAAAGCGTACAGAGTTACGACTCATGCAACAGTCCGTTCTTACCGGGCCTTACATGAATAATGATTATCATAATCCGGGCAGATTTGGTTCTGATCACAATTATCATCGTTACATATATGCTCAAATAGATACGGATAAAATCAGACGTCTAGCTGAATATCGTCGTATGGCAGCATTTGCAGAAGTTGCAGATTGCTTGGATGAAATATGTGATGAATTTATTGTTAAAGATGAAAACAATGAAGTTGTTCATTTAGATTTTTCTAATTTTTCAAATCTTCAGCAAGAAGAAAAAAATGAATTAAAAAAAGAATTTGCAAAATTTATTAATATATTTGATTTAGAACATAAAGGAAGGGCTTATTGCAGACATCTTTTAACAGAAGGTGAGATCTTTTTTGAAAATGTAACACACAACGAAAAGAAAGATTATGGTATTATTGGAGTTCTTAATATTCCAGGAGAATTGATTAATCCTGTATACGATAACGTACAAAATAATGTTATAGAAAATTTTATTTTTCAAAAACCTATAAATCTTTTAAATAATCCCGCAGCTGCTCTTTCACAACAGCAAAGTAATATCAGCACCAATTCTTTGCAACAGCAACTTGTTACATTACAAGGTAATCAAGTTACATATATTAATTCTGGTTTATGGAATGAAGATATGTCTATAAGAATTCCTTTCTTAGAAAATTGTCGTAGAGCTTATAAACAACTTTCTCTTTTAGAAGATTCGATTATTATCTATCGCTTAGTCAGAGCACCAGAACGTCTTAAATTTAAAATTGATGTTGGTAATATGCCACCGGCTAAAGCTGAAGCTTATGTAAAACAACTCATGCAACAATATTGGTCTAAACAGACTTATAATGATACATCAACTTCTAGCAATACAGGTAATATCTATAATCCACAATCTATGTTGGATTCTTATTGGTTTGCAAGAAGACAAGGTGAGTCTGGTTCGGATGTAGAAGTATTACCTGGTGGTGCAAATTTAGGTACATTAGATGACTTAATGTATTTCGTTAATAAACTTTATAAGAGTCTTAAAGTGCCACTTACAAGACTTAATCCTAATGAACCTTTCAAGGATGGATCAGAAATTCTTAGAGAAGAATTAAGATTTGCTAAATTTATTATTTCTCTTCAACAGCAATTTGCTTTAGGTTTAAAGCAAGCATTTGTTACTCATTTAAAATTAAGAGGTTGGTGGAAAGAACTTAAGATGCATGAGTCTTATATTAATCTTGATTTTAATCCTCCTTCTAATTTCTTTGCAGTTCGTCAACAACAATTATTTGAACTTAAGCAAAAGAATTTTAATGATTTAACTAATAATGATAGTATTTCTAAAACCTTTGCTCAGCGCCATTATCTTGATTTCTCAGACAATAAGATTAGTGAAAATATGGAATGGCTTCGTAAAGATGCAGCTCTTAAATGGGAGCTTAATCAAATTGAAAATAATGGTCCTAATTGGAGAGAGCATATTGAATCTGCAGAAAACATAGCTGCAGGATCGGAAGCTGGTAAGAAATCAGCAGGAGGAGGGGGTGGTAGTACACCAGCAAGTGAAATTCCAGCATTTGGAGGTGGTGCACCAGAAACAGCACCAGAAGAAACTCCAGAAGCCGGAACAACAACCCCAACAGCTCCAGAAGCCGGAACAGAAACACCGCCTGAAGCAGAGACAGCTTAAAATAACTTTCTAAGTTATTTTTGGGATAAATATTATCGTGACTTATAATATTCCAGCCCACAAAGCTGGAGATACTTGGCCTGGTATCTCTGGTATTACAATTTTTAGAAATGGATCTGCATTAAATCTTACCGGCGCAACAGCGAAAATGCAGGTAAGATTTAAAATTGATGCACCTTCTCTTATAGATTTTAATACTAAAGATAATACTATAACTATTACTGCTCCTATTTCTGGAGTATTGAGCATACCACCACGTTTAGTAGATTTACCCCCCACTACCTATCTCTATGATTTAAAAATATCACTTTCTGGAGGAGAAGTCAAAACATTTTTAGAAGGAAATTGGCCTATTACTAGTCACGTAACAAGGTTATAATCATGAGCGATCAAATTGTTATTAATGATAACACTGCTGGTGATTCTATTTTTGTTAATCAGCAAACACCATCTCAAACCATTACCGTTAATACTGGTG